TCATTCCTCGAGAAGGAGAACAGGGACATACTTCAGCGGATGTCCAATATGATCCGCTACAACAATGCGGTCCACATCCACAGTGAGAACGTGGCTGAGCATAGTTTCTATGTTGCCATGTACACGATGGCTATCTGTGATTTCCTGCACTCCGGTGACACATTCCGTTCTGTGGCTATCGAGAAGGCACTCATTCACGACGTACATGAGATTGAGATCTCTGACATTCCTCACAACGTAAAGCATTCTATGGAAGGGTTGGCTGAACAGTGTGTTAGATTTGAATACGAGTACAATGCTACTCACTTCCCCAATCTCATGGCCGAGTACGATAAGTTCTCCTCTGTACAGAAGCACCTCATCGACCTTGTTGTTGATTTGGCAGACATCCTTTCCGTTAGACAATATTCCCAGCAGGAAGTCGAGTTCGGAAACGTTAAGCGGTTCGGTGAGATCGTAGAGAACACAAACCAACGCATCGATAAGTGCCTCAATGAGTTATGTTTGTTTATCGAAAGTCGTACGATCAATAAGCTTCGTGAAATGATCGAGTGATCGAATAAAAGAAAGGAGTATTCAAATGCCTAAGAATAACTCTCTCAAACCGGTCGAGCTTCCCATGGTCCAGAAGTTTGATAAGCCTCCCAAAACAGACTTTAAGAACAACCTTGAGTCCATTAAGGTAACTTTGGTTAGCGCTCCTACATTGGAGCACCTGCGGCAGTACATCCCGTACTACACTGGAGCAACGTGGGCAGAGGATCCTCATGATGAGGTAACTGCAGAGGCTGCAGATAAAGCCTTAAAGGAAATGTTTAACGGCTTCAGTCTGCCTTCTGCAAAGGAAACTATATCTCTCGTTTTCCTAATCGAGGGCATCAGCCTCCAAGAGGTTACGCATCTGATAAGGCATCGGAATGGGTCTTTCTCGGCCGATTGTTCAGGGGACAAATGGTGGTCCGATAAGGATGGCCTTGTACCTTACTCTATTCAGAACAGTCCCGGCTTCCTTGAAAGGTATATTCATCTTGTTGAAGAGGCAAAGCAGTTGTACTGTGATATGATCGATTCCCGTCGTATTTCTATCATGGATGCACGGTACATTCTTCCTCGTTGCCTCTCTACATTCTATTACGTTCGTTTTAACTTCAATGATTGCATTGCCTTCATCAACCAGCGTAAGGATGTTCAGATTCAGCCCGAGACGGATAACATCATTGCATATCAAATGTTCGATTGTCTGCTTCAGTTGTACGGTGAGTACGTTGCCAACTGTGTAGACTTCACCAACCCGTCTCCTTTCTATCAGAAGATGGCTCGCACTGGTAAAGCAACTAATCTTTACGTCCCTGAGCCCGAAGTTGACAACTTTGAATGGAATGAAGAGGATTTCATCTATCCTTGTCGCCGTAAAGCACTCAACGGGACAAATCAAGGCTGCTTTAATAAGTTCGAGGCACTGCAGTCCGTATATTTCTCTCGTTTTGCCAAATACGGGGTAAAAGTACCTCTTGATAGGATTGATGGGAATGTTAAGCCAGTTTGTGATCGATAACGTAGAAAACTACAAATACGGCAAACACATAATTCGTGAAAAAGGAACGTTTATTCAACGGACATTTGAGGTAAGCCCAGCAGTTGTATGTGTTTCAGTAAATACAGTAGAGGAAATTGTAAAGTATTTGTTGGAACGTTGGGAAATACCCGTAGAGTATTCTCGTATAAAGCAATACATTCTTGAAGTGTCGACAAAGTGCATTGATTTCAAGACCATAAAGGGTTCAGAGTATAGTGCGTTGGACTATCGTAAGGTAAAGCAGGCATTTGACCACTACTCGTACGAGCGTACGTCGTTCGCCGTGACGCGTCGCCAGTACTCGTACTCGTTTGGTCCTAAGCTCTGTATGCATAGCATCCAGTTCTTTGAGGACTATAAGCATGCAATCCTTGAGTTCAGGTCCTGCGACTATATCAAGAAGTTCCCCTTCGACCTTTTATTGATCTCCTCTATGTGTGAAGCTTATAAGTTAGATATTGAAAAGCTTTACTGCTTCATCGGTTCTCTTCACTACTATGATGCAGATACATGGAAATTAAACTAAAGTAAGTATGTACATCCACCTCTAAATGTGTTATAATAGTCCCATCAGGAAAAGTAAGGAGCATCTGCATGGACTACTATGAGATTCATAGGCATGACCAGTTCTCCTTATTTGACGGCTTTGGTTCCGCCGACCAGGTAGCGGACTATGCATCCGAGCTCGGTTATGTTGCTTGTGGTCTTACTAACCATGGTAACATAACCGGCCTCGTGAAGCATTATAAAGCTTGTACAGATAAGGGTCTGATCCCCATCCTCGGTTGTGAGTTCTACTTTCAGCCTAAAATTAACCACGACAAAAGTTACTTTCACCTTTGTTTGTACGCCCGAAACATGACGGGCTGGCGTACGTTAAATAAGTTAGTTACTATAAGTAACTCTACTGATCACTTCCATTATAAAAACAAGATTTCTTTTGTTGATCTTAAACGTTACAACAAAGGACTTCTTTGTTCTTCCGCCTGTATTGCTGGTCCCATTTCCCAAGCTTTACTTAAAGGCAGAGAGGACATCGCCCGTAAATACCTCAGTTCCTTTGTTGAAATATTCGGTAAGCGCTTCTTCATAGAGATCCAGCCCATTGAACTTCAGGGTCCCAAAGAAAAGCACGGCAGAAAGAACACACAAATTAAAGTGAACAACCTTTTGTTGGAACTTGCTGATGAGTACGGGATCCCAGTGATCTGTACTTCCGATTCCCACTACATTCGGAAAGAAGATTTCCCAAGCTATTTGAAAATGCACGAAATTAAGAAAAGCACTTACGGCACCGGCTACTCAGAGCGGTACATGCCCACCAAAGAGGAGATGCAGGACAGGATCGAAAAGTTCCATGCTCCTTTTGTTGAACAGATCTCAGATGGCATGCAAGAATTCCTCCACCAAGTAGGTGATGCAAGGGAATGGTTCCATTTCGAGCCGGATATGCCAAAATACACTGATAGCCCAGAAGAAACGTACAAGCTAATGAAACGACAGGCAGTTAAATTCCTCAAGGCCCACGATAAGTTTGACGATTCTTACCAAGCACGGCTCAAACATGAGTTCGATGTGATTACATACCACGGCTTCCAAGATTACTTCATGGTAGTTCAGGACTATGTAAACTGGGCTAAATCCCAAGATATTGCTGTTGGTCCTGGTCGTGGTTCCGCTGGTAACTCACTTACGAACTATGCCTTAGGTATTACTCTTGTTGATCCGATGGTATTCCACAACGATTTCTCCCGGTTCCTTCGGAAAGATAAGAAGAAATTCCCTGATATTGATTGCGACTTCGGCCAAGATCGAAGGGACGAGGTAATTAACTATATCCTTACAAAATACAAAGGGAAAAGTTCACAAACACTTACTTACGGCAAATACAACGTAAAGAATTTGGTAAACGACCTCGTTAAAGTTTGTGGTTGCACGGACAAGGAAGAGATCGAAGGAATTAAGAAATATCTCTCTAAGTACTGCAACGACAATGAGAACACGATCGACATGGAAGGACTTAAATCCGACAGGCTTTACAACAAGTACAATGCACTTTATGACAACATAATCGTTCACTTCATAAAGCTCTATGGCAAGGTCCGCTACTTCGGTACACATGCTTCTTCTGTTATTCTTTGTTCGGATGATATTGAGAGTTCTGCTGGCCTTTGTAGGATCGGTGGTAATATTCGAACATCCTTCGATCTGCATGACATTGAGTTCCTCGGCCTCTTAAAGCTTGATATTCTCGGACTTAGTTCGGCTACACAAGCTAAGGAGCTGGAAAAGCTCACCGGAGAGAAGTTCAACTACTCTATGTTGAACGACAAGAAAACACTGAAGCAATTCAACGAAGATGCGACAGGCATATTCCAATTTGAAAGTCGTTCTTCTATCGAACTAATTAACCTGATCGGTGTGGACAGCTTCGAAGATATAGTTGCTTCTGTTGCACTTAACAGACCTGGTCCTTTGGCTTTAGGGATGCATGAGCAGTACAAAGCAAATAAGCAAGAAACGCCAACAAACACTCCGTGGTACAAATACACAAAGCAAACGTTCGGAACATTGATCTACCAGGAACAGGCTATGGCAATAGCTCGTGAGATCGGTGGGTATAGCAATGATGATGCTGATAAGATAGCTAAGTACGATGCAAATCACATTCCAGAGGAAGTTGCAAAGGAATATCGGAAAACATTCATGAAAAATGCAGTTAAGAACGGCCTTTCAAAAGAACAAGCAAGTGATTTGTTTAACTCTATGTTGGGCTATTCTTTCAACCGTGGCCACGCAGTAGCTTATGCAATGCTCTCGGCAGAGCTTGGCTATTTCAAAGCCCACTATCCAGATGAGTTCTGGTATGTAACACTGAAGCACGAATGGAAAGAGGATTCTAAGTTCCGTGATGAAGCACTCTACATTCGGCAGGGTGGCATGGTTTTCCTTCCTCACGTAAACGGCTCTGTTAAATACTCGCTTATAAACTATGACGGCGAACGAGTTATAATGCAGGGCCTCACAAACATTAAGAACGTTGGTGAAAAGGCAGCACAGCTGATATACGAGGAACGTAAGAAGAACGGAAAATTCACGGACATTGATGAGTTCATCCAACGTTGCAAAAGCAGATCGGTTACAACAAGAGTGATCTATGCACTTGAGGATGCAGGTGCTCTTTGTTTTAACAAAAAGAAGTATCTCAAAGCAGTAGAAAACTACAACATCGGAATTTTGAGTAGAGATAGGAGCTAAAATGGATATTCAAGAAATTCAAAAGCTCTGTAAAGAAATAGAGAGGAAGTCCGGCAAGGGATCCATTTTTACTGTTGGAAAGAGCAGTTCGTTGGACATTCCTCGTTGGCCCACAGGCATTGAAAGCCTCGATAAAATTATCGGTGGCGGGATGCCAAAGGGGCGGATAGTAGAGATCTTCGGACCTGAAAGCTCTGGTAAAACATCTCTGGCTTACTGGTTGATGTCCCTTCACAAGTTGGGGCTTTACATACCAATCGAAGGAACTTACGACGAAAGCCGGGCAATCTCAATGGGAGTTAAACCAAGGCAGATGATCGTACATAGGGCACAGTTCGGAGAGGAAGCTATAAATGACGTAATAAAGTTCGCCAAAACAGGAATTCCAATCATTTGTGTTGATTCAGTCCCTGCATGCCAGCCCAAAGAGGACATTGAGAAGATCGAAAAGGATGCACAAAACGAACAAAAAATCGGTGGTGTAGCTCGGTTGTTCTCCAAGTCCCTTCCTTCCATAGTTCACATATGTGAGGAAACTGGCACAACGGTAATTCTGATCAACCAAGTACGGGACAAAATGAATGCCATGCTCTTTGGTGAGAAGGAAGATACACCGGGCGGTAGAGCTATTAAGTTCTATTCTTCAATCCGTATCAAGGTAGCTCGACGTGCATGGATTGAGATCCCTAACAAAAATCCGGCTGTAAGCTCTGATAATGAAAAGGTTGGCATCATAATGAAGGCCAAGATTCAGAAGTCCAAAGTGAGCAATCCATTTGGTGAAGCAGAGCTCCCGTTCTTCTTTGATCGTGGTTTTGTTAGTTATGATGACATAATGCCGATTCGGAAAGAATTGATGAAGAAACGGAAGGAACAATTCAATGTGTAAGAAGTACAGAGTGATATATGCTGATCCTCCGTGGGATTTTGGAAACAATATGGGTTGTGTAGGTTCAAACGTAAAAGAGCATTACGAAACACTAACGATAAAGCAAATAAAGAATATGAATATTTCAAAAATCTCAAAAGAAAATTCTGTATGCTTCTTATGGTGCTGTGAAGCTAATTTAAAGGAAGCAATTCAAGTACTAGAAGCTTGGGGATTCAGATATAAAACGATAGCTTTTGTTTGGATTAAAACAAAGAACGGTAAAAGGGTTTCGAATCCAGCTCCATGGACGTTAAAATGTTGTGAGTTTTGTTTATTTGGAACGAAAGGCGCAGTAAGCAAGTATGTAAATAAGAGGCCGCACGAACTGGTAGTACAAGAAAGAGGAAAACATTCAGAAAAACCTGAAGAAGTAAGAAAAAGAATTGAACAAATGTTTCCAAAAAGCTCAAAGATAGAATTATTCGCTCGTAGAAAAACAAAAGGCTGGAAAGTTTTTGGAAATGAAGTAGAAAGTGATGTTGATATAGATGTCTAACTTAGGAAAGGATTTGGCAACAGCTCGGCAAGGCAACATTGAGGCTGTAATTATTAAAAATAAGTTGGAAAAGCTATTTCTCGATGAACGTGAACAGGAAGATCGTTACGGCTTACATGCTTCGGCAGTAATTGCTTCGGACGAGGAATTCTGCTACAGGGCACAGCTTTTAAGCTTGTTCTACAGGCAAAACCAAGGCGAACAACTTCCAGTCCGTTTGTTGAAGATATTCGCTCAAGGGAATGCAATGCATGAAAAGTGGTACAAGCTGTTCAGGAAAGCCGGAATTGATGTAGCTATCGAAAGAACACTTTGGCTTCCTCAATACGACCTAAGCTTCACAATCGATGCGTTGCTGGACTTTAATAAGCCGCTCGGTAGGGATCCTGATGAGCTGGTATGTGACGTTAAGTCACAGTCCACATTCGCTTTTAAGAAGGCAAAAGGACATCCTTCTGGAGAGAAGCAGGTAAACTTCTATCTATGGGCTCTCTCAGTTTATACAGGAGTTCCCCATAGAAAAGGATTTGTTCTTGTTGATAGTAAAGACGATCAGGAGATCAAAATAGTTCCTGTAAAATACAGCAAAGAGAAGGTCGCTCCGTACGTATACAGGCTCAAGGAAATACAGAAGATGAAGCAGGACTTCATTGAAACAAAAACAGTTCCGCCACGTAAAACAACATGCAAGAGTTGTGATTGCAAGCTAGCTTCTAAATGCAATATGCGTGATGCTTGTTGGAATGTAGGAAAGGGAAGGCGAAAGCTCAGTGAACAGGAACGGAGAGGGCCAGGCAAGAGCTAAGCGAAAGAGTAAGCCAGGCCAAGGAAAAGCACGAAACACGTTCGTTGAGGTGCCATGCATAATCGGAATAGATCAATCCTACATTCGAACCGGCATTTCAATATGTGTTAACGGAGAGATCAAGAAGTTATACTCACTTGACTTCAGGACAACGAAGTACAAAACAGTTAAGAGGAACAAGCTCAGGCAGGTCCTCGGTAAAGCAATTGAGGCTTGCTTAAAGAAGTTTGAACCGCAAGAGATAAACGTAATATGCGAAAGAGTTCGTACATTTACAGCAAGCACTGACATGAGGCCTGAGGTAATTAAGGCACAATCTGCTCTGGTGGCCACAATCGTTGATGCAGCATTTGCATACGGTGTGAAGGTGTTCTCTGTTGATACAAGGCATTGGAAAACGAGGATTCTCGGTACAAGTCGTCCGATATTTGAGCCCATTGAAGGAGTTAAAAATCCTCAAAAGTTTGGTTCGGTTAGAAAGATGATCGATCTTGGATTCTATGATAACCTCTATAGCTCAAGTGGCAGAGGATTCACACTCAACGATGATGTGGCTGATGCAGGATGCATTTCACTCTATGGATTCTCTGGTAGGCCATACCAACTTTTGTTGGAAACGTGAGGTAAGTATGAGACAATACGAAGTGTTTGAAGGCACAATTACGTCAGAAGGTCCTATAATTTTTAGGCCTCGTACGGTGGTAACACTCAAGGGAGCATACAATACGCTCATGGCACAGCAGAATGGCAAAGCTTTTTATTTCTTCTACCGAGACATTAAGGACCATCTCAGGATAGACGTAAGAAGGAAGTACCGAAGATTCACGTTTGATGAGTATATGGCAGATCCAAAAAGATGTGGTGTTTGTTTTACCCGAGATGAAGATGGCATAGCAAAATTTTGTTAAAAAAGTTGAAAAAATTTTCAAAAAGGTATGTACAAATTAGAAAAACATGATATAATGGAACCATCAAAACAAAGGAACAAACTTAAGTAACAAACGGAGGTAAATATTATGTATAAGGTGATCAATTCTACTTACTTCATCGAGCGGCTGGTTTCCGAGATTAAATCTCGGTGCAAGGCACGGTACCTGATCCCTTCCCAGGAGTTCCTCACTTACATTGCTAACTTCTATGCTGATAAGTACAGCATGGGTGCAGATGAAAGGGACCAGCTAATCCGAATTCTTGAGTCCCGGATCACTTTCACAATGAGTATTTAAGGAGGTCACAAATGAAACTTTATAAAAAAAAGTATGAGATCGTTGCTTGGTTCAAGTACGACGATGACTGCATGAATTTTATCGATAACAACCAGGACCTGGTAATGGTAACTACGGACGGCGGCTACGCCGCGGTGAAGCTCAACAATGCGACGAAGGGGTAAGTTCTACTCTCGTAACGAGAAGGAAACTCTTAGAAAACTCGGTCTAACTCCAGCTCCTCAATCTGGTGCAGGTTGGGTAGTGAAAGAGGACGGAGAGAATGAGAGTACAATGGTACAGCTTAAGAGTACAGACGCTCAATCATATCGACTCAGTATGTTTGACATGAAGCAACTGGAATACCATGCTTCTGTTTCAAATAAAATACCCATTTTCTTAGTGCAGTTTCTTAAACAAGACAAGATATATGCTATTGTTTCTGTTGAGGACATCCCATACATCTCTTCTTGTTTGAAAAATGGAAAACAAGTTCAGCAAACTCAAGTAGAAAAATTAGACGTAGAGGAAAGTGAAGTGATGGTAAGAACAGTAAAGGCTTCAAAAAAGGCAAGAGATCAATTCTTCAAGGAAAGGAGTGAAAAGTTTGGCAAAAACTGACGTCGTTAAGGCAACTGGTTACTTCGACGGACATAGTTCCAAGGGAAACTTTGATGTACAGCTCAAGGCTAAGTTTCTTGCCGACGATCTTCCGAATGCTCTACAGTTCGTGGCCGGTATCGGCAAACGACTTTTGTTAGTAGCTTCGGTTGAGGGTGAGAAGGTAAAGCTGGGGCAGTTCACGGTTTACTCTCTTAGAGTAGATAAGGACATGAATTGCTTCATCACATTCAAATCGAATGTTGATTCTGTTTATTCAGAGGACTTCCCGAAGCTCATGGTTGAAGAGGCACACATCACATTCATTGCAAAGATCCTTGAAGAGGATGCTTAAAACAAAAATTTCAACCCATTGTGGTTGGCATAATTAGAAAGGAAGTTATACTATGGCTAAGAACTGGACTGCTGCTGAGGCTGCAAAGGTTGCTTTTGAGGGCACCGATCTGAAGGCTATCGCCGATCTGACCCGTCGTTTTCCCTTCTTCACTATGCTGTGCACTCGGCTGAACGAAGCCGGCGTTGAGGCTCTGAGCTACCTGCCTGAGTGGATCACCGCTCGGAAGCTGGAGAAGGCATACAAGATGGCTCACGGCCTGATCGAGAAGGATGTCGAGGATGACGGCGACGATGATGCAGAGGACGAGGCTCCTAAGAAGAAGGCCAAGAAGGTCGAGAAGAAGGCGCCCAAGAAGTCCAAGGAAGAGGACGACGAGGCTGACGAAGAGGACGAAGACGACGAGGATGAAGAGACTCCCAAGAAGAAGCCCGTAAAGAAGGCTCCTGCTAAGAAGTCCAAGAAGGCTGAGGACGAGGACGAAGATGAGGACGAGGACGACGAGGATGACGAGCCCGCTCCCAAGAAGAAGGGTAAGAAGGCTCCCGCCAAGAAGTCCAAGGCCGACGACGACGATGATGACGACGACTTCGACTTCGAATAACGTCTAATACGGGTAGAAGCCATAGCTGTATGCCGGGCACCACTTACGTGGGTAAGACCCGGCACTACCCGTTAAAAGGGTGATCGTATGGAAAACTACGAAATTAAATACCTGGATTGTTCTAAGGTTCAAAACAGAATTCTTTTGTTGAAAGAAACCAAAAAAGTTCTTAGGACTGACGAAAAGCCGTCTAAAGAGAGGCTCAAGAAAATCGTTAAATCACTTCAAAAGAAATATGGAATAAAAATCAGAGTATTCAGGCAAAAAGGAAATTTGCTTTTCTGCTCGTTGGAAATTGAACGAGGAACATTCTCAACGTTATGCTGTAATTCACTCTATGAGTTCATGTGTAAGTACATTCTCTTATGCAAAAACGAAGTCGAGAGGAGAAAAGCACTGTGATAAACTACACAATATACTGCGACGGTGCTTGTTCAGGTAATCCAGGCCCGGGCGGTTATGCTTTTGTTGTACTCCTTGGAAACGAGCCAGTACTCAAAGTAGCTGGACATAAGGACAAAACAACAAACAACTGCATGGAACTCACGGCAGTGGTTAGATCAATCAAGCATGCACAGACACTCACAAAATCAAAGGACATTTGGTTGGACATTTATAGTGACAGTGCTTACTGTGTAAATGCTATCGATCAAGGTTGGGTACAAATTTGGAAAAAGAACGGATGGAAAACAAAAGCTGACAAGGACGTGAAAAACAGAGAACTTTGGGAAGAACTACTTGAAATTCAAAAGAACAAACGCTTGAAGATAAAAATGCACAAAGTGAAAGGGCACTCAGGAAACAAGTTCAATGAGCTAGTTGATAGGGCAGCCAAACGTGCAATCTTAAACTTGAATGCTAATTGCACCAAGTAAAGGGGCGTCGGTATGTTACTCTCATGTAAGATAAAGAGCTTCAAAATATCGGCTAGTTCGGAAAAAGAGGCGTACTTAAAAGGCTGCAAAGAGCTGGCTAAATACATGGCTTCTAGGAAGTTCCAAAACATTTCTTTCAGGATAGAAAGGCTAAAAGAGGATGAAAACACGTTCATCTTCACGATGTACACAAACATAGATCTGGGTGAAGAACAACGAGCATTTTGTAAGATATGTAAAGAATTCCATTGTTCGTTCTTCATCAATGAGCAATACAATTGCGATAGATGCAACTTGAGGGCATTCATAAACAAATGCCAGGAAAAGGCTCGGATCTCTAAAGGATTTTATAAGAAGAAATTCGACAACGATTAGTAAAGGAGATCCGGCATCATGGTAAGAATTCCTATTAACTACGATGAGTACACGCAGGAAGAACTCATGAAGATGCCGAAGTCAGAGGCTATCGAAGGACTGAATGAGAAGAAACAGCGGTTCTGCGAGTGCTATGTTGAAGGGCACAATAGGAAGGTAGCCATGATCAAGGCAGGATACGGAGAGAGCTCATGTAATTGCAATTATGCATACAGGCTCTTGAAGGATGAAAACGTGCAACGGTATATCTGCTGGCTGAAGGCAAGGATACTGAATGAACACTTGGTAAGTGCGATCGATGTGATCGATGAGTGGGTACGTATTGCATTTTCAGATATGACTGATTTTGTTGATATTTTCCCTCATTCCATCCGGCTCAAGCCTGCCGACCAAGTAGATGGACAGTTGATTAAATCAATTAAGTCTGGGCGTGATGGAATATCCATTGAGCTTCATGATAAGATGAGAGCTCTGGACAATTTGGCCAGATACATGGATGATATGCCAAAGGACTGGAAACAGAAAATTGAGGAACGACGTGCTGACATTATGGAGCAGGAGTTCCAGCTTAAGAAAAAGCTATCCGACATTGAGAACCCGGAAGCCGAAGATGATGGATTCATCGAGGCGCTCAAACAGTCCGCGAAGGCAGTTTGGGAGGAAACATAAAAATATTTCAAATTTTTTCAAAAAGGGTATGTACAAATCCAAATAACATGATATAATATAATCGTAAGGACCAAGGGATCCAAACAACAAAAAATAACAAACTCAAGGAGGAAACTAAAATGATGAACATTACTTCTACTCGGATGGCTACGTGGGACAAGGTTGGCACTGATATTCGTGAGGCCAACTCGGTCAAGGAAGCTCTTCAGATCGCTGGCATGGATTACGAAGTGGTCAAGTCACCGATCTACCTCTCTAACGGCTTCCGGATCAAGGATCAGTTCGCTACCAAGAAGAAGGGAACGGACGAGGTCTTCGGCATCGTTGGCAAGGATTACACCATCGTTCAGAACGAAGAGGCGTTTTCCTTTGTTGATGGCATCATTCAGGACGGTCTCACCTTCGTTAAGGCTGGTGAAACTTCCTACATGAACTACATCATCGCTTCTCTGCCGGAGCAGTACATCATGGATGATAAGTTCACTCCCTACATCATCTTCCAGAACTCCCACGTTGGGGCCTCTACCATCAAGGCGGCTATTTGCCCACTCCGTATCATCTGCCAGAACCAGTTCGCTATGGAGTTCCGCAGATCTACCAACAAGATCTCCCTCAGGCACAGCTCTTCAGTCCACGACAAGATGAAGGAAGCTCAGCATACCCTTCAGTTCACGGCTGAGTACATGAATACCTTCACTAAGCAGGCTGAGAAGCTGGCCACCACCAAGATCTCCGATGAGTCCGTTGGCTCCATTGTTGATCAGTACTTCCTGATCGATGAGGAGGCCTCCACTCGGAAGATCAATTCCACAGAGGCTAAGCGGCAGATCTTCCTCAATGCTTACAACGCAGAGGACAACCAGAACTTCAAGGGTACGGCGTGGGGCATGATCAATGCATTCAGTGATTACATCACTCACATCGAGCCCGGTCGGAAGTCTGATAAGTCCGACATCACCAAGTTCGTTAATGTCACTTTCAACACCGGTCTGATGGAAAACTTCATCAACCTGGTCAATTCCAAGATCTAAAAGGGTAGGGGGAGCAATCCCCCTCCCAAATTATAAATTAAAAAAGGAGAAGAAAATTATGGCTACCAAGAAAAAGGCAACTAAGGTCGAAGAGGTCGTTGAACCCAAGATGGAATTCGAGGACGATCCCGTTGAGGCCGTTGATCCTGCTCCGGTTCAGGCCACAGAGGTACTCAAGCCCATCACTCTCACCTGTGTGGAGTGTGGCCAGGAGTTCATCATCAGCCCGGCTGAACAGAAGTTCTTCGCCAAGATGGGCTATGAGCTTCCCAAGCGGTGCATTGATTGCCGTGACAGCAACAAGAAGGAAACCACATTCACCTGTGTTGATTGTGGCGCAGAGTTCACCATGAAGGGATCCGAGCTCAGCTTCTATAAGAAGTGTGGCTTTGAGGTTCCCAAGCGTTGCCCCAGCTGCCGTAACTTCAAGAAGATCCGGAACGAGCGGTCCAAAGAAGCTGAATAACATGGGGAAGAAGCGGAAAACAAATCCGAACAAAATCCCTATGACAACCCAAGAGCGGATCGGATTCGAGAGGTCAAGAGCTATCAAGCTCGTATATTGCATCGTTCTCTATGTTTTGTTGGACAAGGTGGGAATGAGTGCAGAAGAGGTCAACAAGATCTATGAGCATTGCTTAGACGTCTCGGATTCGATCGCCAAAGGGTATCTTAACGTAAAGGATATTCGGAACGTACTAGAAGCAGAACGAAACATTACATTCGAATGGGGGTCAGAAAAATGATCAGCCAGTTTATGAAAATTCAAATGCTCCGTGAAGGTGCTAAAAAGCCTGAAAAGGCTACTAAGTGGTCGGCGGCTTACGATCTCTATGCAGCACTCGACGAGGAGATCACAGTTATGCCAGGACAAACTAAGTTCGTTCCTTTGGGATTCGCAACTTCCTTTGATCCTGATTTTGTTGTTCTTCTGTTTTCCAGAAGCGGACTTTCCACTAAAGAAGGTCTGGCTTTGGCAAACAAGGTCGGAGTAATCGATGCGGATTACAGAGGCGAATGGGTGGCGGCAATTCATAACCATGACATCGTCCCTCGCTATATCAAGCCAGGACAGCGAGTGGCACAAGCAATTATGTTCCCAAAGTACGACGTCGATCTTGTTGAAGTAAAAGAGCTCACTGATACTCAAAGGGGGCAAGGTGGCTTTGGAAGTACGGGAACTTAAAGATTATGAAGTCCGCATAGGGTTCAGAAACCAAGGCGAAACAAAGTACGAATGGAACATTCTTGAGTGTGGCAAAAAGGTAGTTGCATACGGTTATACAAAAACACTCAAGGAAGCATTCAAGGATGCTTACGATCGCTACGACTTCGTTATGTATACTCTATCTGTTGGAGAACGACTTTGATGTATAAGGTTCTTATATCCGAAGTAAACACTAACTTCAGTGATATGAAGTACGAGTGGCAACTAATTAAGGAAACAGAAAAATTGCGTATGCTACTAGGCAGAGGCTATTCGCCAACAATTGATGAAGCCTACAAAGAGGCAAGAAAACAGTACACTAAATGCAAGAGGTAATTGAAATGGATGTAAAATACGAGATTAGAATACGTAGGTCGATCGAATTCAATAAATATGTCTGGAAGTTAATGCAGCACGATATGTATGGTGAAGTAATTGTTACAATAGGATACGAGGACACGCTGGACTTAGCATATAAGCAGGCCAAGAAAATATACGAGGCGTTTGCTAAATAATCCTTTTGTTTAATACTACTATAGAGAGGAGGTAAACCAAAATATGGCCTTTAAGTGGCAAGGATTCAGTAAAAAGCAACTACAACTGATGACCTGGTGGATGCCAGAAAGCCCTTACAGAAATCATAACGGCGTTATAGCTGAAGGGGCTGTACGTTCAGGGAAGACCATTATTATGAGTCTTAGCTTTTTGGTCTGGAGCATGACGCAGTTTAATCTGACGAGCTTTGCAATATGTGGCAAGACAGTTGGGTCGCTAAGGCGTAATGTGGTTACTCCTCTCAAGGAAAGGTTATGGGCAAGAGGCTATAAAGTAATAGATAGGAAGGCCGAGAATTACTTGGTGGTCTCAAAGGGCAAGGTCTCAAATATCTATTATTTGTTTGGTGGACGGGATGAGAGGTCACAGGACTTAATTCAGGGCATTACTTTAGGGGGCGTACTTCTTGATGAGGTCGCCCTAATGCCGCGTTCTTTTGTGGAACAAGCTATGGCAAGATGCTCTGTGGAAGGCAGTAAGTTCTGGTTTAACTGTAACCCGGAAGGTCCTAACCACTGGTTCTATGTTGAACATGTAAAGGAAAGTGTGAAGCATAAGTATATCCGCATTCACTTCAATATTGAGGACAATCCTTCACTAAGTGAAGCAATGATAGCCAGGTACAAGGCTATGTTCACGGGCATATTCTACCGTGCTTTATCTTGGGCGAGTGGGCATTTGCTGACGGAGTTATCTATGATAGCTTTAATGAGGAAAGAAATACATACACCCAGGACACGAGAAAAGAGATACTTCCCATTCAAATACTGGAGAGGGATTACGGCCACGGAGCTATGCCTTGGTACGGATGTGACTATGGCATATACAATCCTTCTGTTTTTCTTAAGGCATATCGATTCAAAAAGAAAGGCGAAACACTTCCGTACTATTACATAGATGATGAATATTACTACGATGGTCGTAAAAGGCAACACCAAAAGACAGACGAAGAATACATCAACGACTTCAAGTACTTCAGTCAGGATGAGGAACAAATCAAGGGACTGATCGTGGACCCTTCGGCTTCTTCCTTAATCACATCTGCCAGAAAGAACGGCATAAACGTTTTGAAGGCGAATAACGACGTAATCTCCGGAATACG